TGGAACCTTTCTTCCCCAGATATTTCCTCAGGGCTCTTTCGGAAAATTTCTGCTGCGGTTTCACGGTGACTGTCGCCTCCTTTCTCCATGATCGCGAGGCCCACTGGGTCCTGTGACTGATGCCACATGATGCGCAGCTCTATCTGCGATAAGTCAGCCACAACAAGACGCATCCCAGAAGGAGCCACAAAAATGGACCGAGCCTTCCCAGGAGGGTACGTATGTACGTGGCACGAGTATCGTCCGGTTTCCGTGCCGTGCATCTTCCACTCTGGGTGGTATCTGTCGACTTCGTCGAGTGTGAGGCTGAAGTAGGTTGACGCAAGTTTCCCAGCCCTCCTTGCATCGAGGATCATGCAGCCAATCTTGTAGATGGCAGGATCGAAGCTCCTCAACATGCGGCGGGTCTTGTCTGGATCTTCATGAATGCCACACACCTTCATGATGGCGTCGTCGTCAGTTGTAGGCGTGGCCTTGCCACGCTTACGCTGCACGTCCATGCCCAGCTCATCGTACAGGAAGGCGGCGACCTGCTGGGAAGAGCGAGGGTTCAGGCCTGGCTTGACCTTCTGTAGGTCTGCCTCAATGGCAGCACCCTTCGCCAGCTCTTCGACGTACATGTCTGTCATGCGCTTCCTGTCGACAAGCATACCTCGCTCTTTCATATGCAGCACGGCCTCGGACGCCCGCATGACAATCTCAGCGAGCCTCATCCTGCCCGCACCTCATGCTCGTCACGACACCACTGACACTCCTTGACCTTGTGCACTCGGCACACTGCTGTGTGGTCAGGATGGCACAGCCTGCTGCACGCCGGACACAGCCACGTGAGGTCCTCGATCATATGAGGTTCAGCTCCCTCAGCTCAATGAGCTGTTTGTGGAGGGCCATGAGGGTGACGTCCACATCCCGGCAGTTGTACCAGGCTTTGCGGACAGTGATCTGGTCCTTGTAGTAGGAGTACGGGGAGTAGATTGAGGCGAGGAAGGCTAGGTCATGAGGCAGATGCGGGTACAGCAGGTGGCTGTACAAGAGGCTGTTGTGAATTGGTGAGGGACAAGGGAAGCCGAAGCGTCTTAGGTGGTAGGCGTCGAAGATCGAGTCATGCGTGCCGATGCCCTTGGTGTTCTTGAAGAACCAGAACAGCCAGTGCACGTACTCAGGCTCATCCACTGGCACTGAGATGGCGAGGCGCTCCTGGTAGCACAGGCCTACCAGATCAATGGCAGCAAAACCAAAGTCAGTCTCAATATCCACGACAGTAAGAGGGTGCTGGATGCACTCATGGACGAAGTCTTTCACCTCCGGGATGGTGGGATTTGTAATATACAGCACGTCGGGTTCCTTGTAGCCTGGCGACTTGCTCAGCTCCTTCACTCGACAGAAGTCGTGGATAGTGACGTCCCACATCCTGCGTTGCCGCATTATGAACGCAGGATGATACGCAGCAAAAGCCTGATACACAGTGTCGCCAACCTGAATCGGGAAATGGGATCCCCGCCAGTCGCTGATTGTACCTGCAACGAACTGTTGGAGGGGAGTATTTCCGAGGAGTAGGACCAGGTTAGGATCCACGTTTCGAATTCGGGCGTGAAGGTCGGAGGTCGCCGCCTTGAGATTCGCAAGAGCGATGTTATTCCCTGGCGGCCTGTGTGAAACAACGTTGTCGATGAAACATGAGCCTCTTGTGATGCCTGCCCGTCCGAGCCATGCGTCCAGAATTCTTCCAGCTCCTCCCGAGAAGGGGACTCCACTTTGATCCTCCTCTGCACCAGGGGCTTCGCCGAGGATCATGATACGCGGACGGCTTGCAGCCCCTATGCCATGCACGTGCCTCGTGCCAGGCCAGTTATTTGCTACGCAGGTGCAGGATGTATCTGTCAAGATACCACCTTGCTTTCTCAAGATCAGCCACTCTGTCCTCCTTGTCTCGGCACACGTACTTGATGACACACCCGAGGTGGAAGGGAAGGTCCCATGCCTCGATCAGGTCGATGGGTTCGACGGAAGGTCCTTTGTAGTGCTCGGAGTGAGGAGCCGCTCCCTTCGAGCCCGGATTGCTGCCAGGTGCGCCGGAATACTCTCTCCAGGGACCTGTGGCAGGATCTGGTCCAGAAGTGTCTCGCACTGCTCGACCTTCTGGAGTAATGAGGTTAAAGACGTTTCCTGCGAACCCCTCTGACGCAGGCTGTTCAGGTAGATCTGGGCGTACGTCTCTGCCCTGTAGTCCAGTGCCTCCAGCATCAAGGTGATCTGCGAGGAGGTAAAGCTCAGATGCCACAGCTCTGATTTCTCTGGTGACTGACTCCCACTCACTCATCATTCCTCCCCATTCCCGTTGCCGTTCCTTGCAAGCGAGAAGAACTCTGCTCTTGCCTCAGGCTTCTCTAGAAACACTCCTCTCAATGCGCTGGTGGAGACGTATCCGGCCGTCTTGACTCCGCGCATGGTCATACAGAGGTGCCGACCCTTGATGTGGCAGCCAGCTCCAAGGAGCTTGTACCGCTTCATCAAGCTGTCCACAATGTCCACCGTGATACGCTCTTGCAGAGCAAGCCGACGACAGGTGTGTTCCACGAGTCGTGGGATCTTGCTGAGGCCGGGCACATACCCCTTCCTCTTGGGTATGTACCCGACCGCCACGTACATCTCGACTGGCAGCAAGTGGTGTGGGCAGAAGCCCCACACGTGGTGAGAGTTGTGGACGATCATCTCATCGTACCCGTTGTGAGGGAAGCGCGTCCACTTCACACGGGGAGGATGGAGGACCTCTGAGAACATGCGCGCCACCCGACGAGGAGTGTCCTTGAAGTCTGGGTGACGAATGTCAACGCCCAGACCCTCCAGCACGCTCAGCACGCCGATGGCGATCAGTTTCTGGTTCACTCCGCTTCGTCGCCTCCCTCTTCCTCTTCCTCACAGTCCATGCAGGATATCTTCGCCATGGCGATGATGGCTTCGTCCTTCTCCTCCACAGAAATGGTACCCATTTCGTGGCCGCAGTGTTCGCACTCTAGAGGGAGGTCTTTGAGCATGTTTGTCCTTTCGCTCACTTGATGCTGAGGACCTTGTGAAGTTGGACTGTCAAGCGCAGCCATGGATTTGCCTCGACAAGCCTGCGTACCTTGTGCACGTTGGGCCAGTCGACATTCGTGTGGAAGTTGGCTGCTGACAGGAAGATGGGGCCTGAGAAGTTGAACCGGTACCTCTCAACCTCTTCCATGCTGAACTCGTCGTCGACGATGAACTTCAGTTCCTTCGCCAGCCTCAGGACCGCAGCTGCCACTCTCCTTTCTCGTTTGGGACTCACGACTAGGTGGTCCACGTATGGCAACCAGTCTGGGAGCAGGGAGCCGTTCGACTCCATGTGCACGCGGAAGTTGTTGGCGTGGAGCTGGCCGATGAGCTCTCCAAGCTTGTGGGCGGTTGGCTCCCCACCAGTGAGGCACGCCGTACGCACCTTGCTGCGCAGGCAGATGTTGATGATCTCCTCTACGTCCACCTTCCTGTACGCCAGCTTCCACACCCTTCCCTCACGGTCCTTGAAGTCCTCGTGGATGGTGTCTGGCTGATCACACCACACGCACGCCAGGTTGCATCCTGCCACACGTATGAATGTCATAGGAGTGCCGAGGAAGACACCTTCACCCTGAAGGCTGGTGAAGATTTCGTTCACAGCGATTTGTCGTCTAGACTCGTCCGTCATGGTCGACCCAACAGGTTGCCGTCTCGAAGAGTCTGAGGTGAACGAGCTCGACTGGATCAGCGAACTGACACTTCTCCAGCTGCGCCCACATCCACTGCACGATGTACTCACTGGTGGCGTCCTGGACATCGAGGACGTCGTTGATGAACTGGTGGTCGAGGCGGTCGTGGATCGCGTGCTTGAGAGCGTCTCCCACGGCTTGGAAGTCCACGATTGAGTTGGACTTCTCAGAGACGGGACCCTCGTAGGTGGCCTCCACTCGCCATGTGTGGCCGTGAAGCCTGTGACAGGGGCTGTTCTTCCACGCACTGCTCTGCAGCTGGTGTGCTGCGTCGAACGTGATGGCTTTCGTGACTTTCATTCCTCCCCCCTGAAGTGAAGGCATGTGGCAGAGATCCTCTGAGTCGTCCTATTCCTCTCGAGGCCAAGCAAGAGGAAGAAACGAGGACGGCCGTCGGCTCTCTGCCACATGCCTTGTGAGCACCAGACTAGCGTGCCACTCTTGACTCGGCAGAAGTCGCAGTCAGTGCAGTTCCTCTCACCGCGGAGCGTACCCCGTGACCTTGTTTCTGTAGACTGGCTTGCCATCCTTGTCCACCATGGGCAGGAGTTGCACGGCTCCTGTGGCCGCGTCGACCTTCTGGGTCATACGTGGCTCACGCACCAGGGTCACGCGGAGGAAGGCGCCGATGAGCTCTTCGGTCTTGAAGCCCGTCGGGCCCGGAAAGACACCGCACGCGTTGACGAAGTCTCTCACTCGCCACAGGGCGGCTTCCGTGAGGGTGAGGTTGTCGAAGAGGATCCTGCGGCCGGCGTACTCGACGGGCTCGGCGACGATGTAGGACACGTCGAGGTAGGGATTGTTCTTCTTGCTGACCTTCCTCTCGATCTTCTCTACCTGACACAGGTACTGCGACTCCGGTAGCGCCTCTGCCTCCGGGATGTTCGTGAGGTCGACGTTGATTTCCATGCCTAGCCTTTCAGTAGGTGATTCCAGGCCGCTGCGATGTTTGCCTTCTGCACCGTGACCTGGGCTGGTGCAGATGGAACCCGACTCTTAGCGTAGTAGATTGAGTCAGGCTGTGTGGTGAGCAGTCGCTCTGTTCCTCCCTGCACGCTGCGTGCGAACATACGGTACACCTCGTCCGCCAAGTAGCACACTTCGGGGGACATCTGCTTGCCGGGCAGTTCTGGCCCTCCTTTCATCATGCCGGACTGGTCCTTGTCGATGCTCTCCGCCGCAGTGAAGATGACTGTCTTGCCCTTCTGGATCAGCAACCTCATGCGGCGGAAGAGGTTGCGGAGCCTCTCGAGCGTCAGGTAGAAGTCGAGCTGGGCGCTGAGCTCCGGATGCACACGAGGCGCATTGGGTACCTGACTCTGCACCTGTACCACACGCCCGCACTCTGTGAGCGTGTCACAGATAACCACGTCATGCTCATCGTCGTTCCACAACCAGTCGATGCCGCGCACCATGTCTGGGTAGGACACGACACGGAAGACGCTGGCCGGCACGTTCTTGACGACGCTGAGACCTGCTTCGAAGTCGAAAGCGAATCGCTTCTTGGCCGGATAGGCGAACGCGAGACTTGTCTTTCCTATGCCTGGTGGGCCGTAGATGACGATCGACCTACCGTTCGCGTAGGAGATGTCCTTCATGTCCACCAGGCCTGCGAGAGGTGCTTGTTGTGTCATACCATCCTTTCCAGGAGCTCTTCCTCGTGGCTGAGCTCCTTCCGCCGGTAACCCATGCCCTCCGCCAGTGTGACGCGGTCGGGGTTGAGGCACAGCATGCGATAGGGGCAGGTGCCCCAGTTAAAGCACGAGTGGGGTGAGAGCGGCCAGCGGTTCTGGTCGTAGGCGTCAACGATCTCCTGGACGACCTGTGTGAGCTCGTCTTGGAAGCGGTTCAGTTCATGCTCATCAAGCACAACAAAGTCCCTGACGAGCGCCGGGTACTTCGTCGTCCGTATGATATCGACAAGAGCTCCCACAGGACGCCTGCCGAGTCGACGCATAGCCCACGTGTATCCACGCACCTGATCGTCCAACTGGAAGCGTCCCACCAGATCGCTAGGTACCTGGCTCGTGAACTTGCGCTCAACTGTCCACTCCTTCTCATCGTACGTGGCATAGCCGTCGAGCTCTCCGACGTACCACACATGCCGCTTGGTGCGGCCGCTGGTGCTGACGACGACGCCCATGTCCACCTTCACGGGTGTGCCTGTCATGATGTACTTGAGAGGTTCCTCAGCGTTCTTGATGAAGTACTCTGTGAGGGCATTCGTCAGGAGCGGATGCTGTGCGAGCTCTGGGTCCTGCACGAGCAGGTCTGCCTTGGACTTGTCTTTCACCCACTCGTCCACTAGTCTGTGGCCAAGGCGTCCGCGAGCGAAGGGCTCGGGCGTCACGCTGGGCTCCAGGCCCTCCACAGCTGTCCAGTAGTACTTGCGGTGGCACTGCTGGAAGAACAGCCTACTGCTGTGACTGATCAGCAAGTGCGGGATCTGAGATTCCTGCATCGGCGAAACCTTTCTCCCTCACTTTGCATGAGGGGCATTCCATGCACGGCTTCTCGCCTCCGGCGTAGCAGGACCATGTCAGCTCGAGTGGCGCTCCGAGCTTCTGGCCGAACTTGATCACGTCTCCCTTCGACATATACACGATCGGGGCGAGGATGGAGATTGGATGCCGCAGCCCTAGGCGAAGCGCTCCCTCCATGGCGTTGAGGAACGGCGGCCGGCAGTCTGGGTAGCCGCTGAAGTCCACGGCATTCCATCCGCCAGCGAGGTAGTGGATACGTCGTGCGTCAGCGATGCCGCCCAGCATGGCGAGCATGACGATGTTCCTGCCAGGTACGTACGTGTTGCTGACAGCGTAGCCGGCCTGGTCCTGCACCGTGCCTGCAGCGTCCTGCTGGTTGAATGCGCCGAGAGGCAGGAGGGCGCTGGAGCCCCGAAGGTACTCGAAGTTGACCTTGATGACTTCGGGCTTCGGGAACCCACCCACCTCGCAGAGGGTCTGGGCGTGTGCCAGCTCTTTGGCGTGCGACTGGCCGTACTGGAAGTGCACTGTGCTGACGACCTCGAAGTCGTAGTGCCTGCAGTACCAGAGGGTGGTCGCTGAATCCAGCCCACCACTCACGAGGACGATTGTCTTCTTGTCGTCGCTCAACGTTGGCTCCTTTTTGAACTCTTGAGAACCTTGTGTCACTTGGTGGCATCAAGAGAGGGCCCGTACAGGCGCCCTCTCTTCGGCCTACCTACGCCACCTCGTCCTTGAGGAGCCCGAGCTCCTTCGCCTTCGCCAGGAGAGCCTTGTTCTTCGCGTGGTACTTCTTGTGGCTCTCGTAGATCTTGGCCTTGTTCGCCTCGTAGTAGGCCTTACGACGCGCCTTGGCCGTCTCGCCCTGGTTGTACTTCTGCCGGGACGTCTTCATCTTCTCGGCCATTGCCGGGTCGGCCTTCATCAGCTCGTTGCGCTTGGTCTGGTAGGCCGCCCGCTTCTCGCGCTGCGCCTTCAGCCTTGCCACCGCTGCCTGAACTTCTTCCAACGTAGGCTCGTACGTGGTCTCGGAAGACATTTCCAATTCTCTCCCACTCGTCCTCTCGGACAAGCTCTGTTAGGGGTGAGCTGCGGAGGATCTTGTGTCGACGGGTCCACTTGGACAGTGAACGCTCGACGATGTCAAGTCCTGTGATGGGTGAGTACCTGATGTGGAGACCATCTTTCAGGATGATCCCACCGCCAGATACGAAGGTCTCTTTCAGATCACCTCCTATGCAGTCATGCAGTTGTTGGAGCACGCTCTTGGTGGTCGTCGCACCGAGGAGACCGACGTCACGAAGGAAGGTGTCGACGTCTTCACTCGTGAGGATGGTTTCCCTCAGCCGCCACTGACGCCCCGCACGCGTGACCTTCTGTAGACCATTCGCAGTGTGGTAGCGCATGTAGCCGTGCTCCTCGTTGTAGAGGACTCCACGATAGCCATGGTCCTCAACGACCTTGGCATCAAGGGCCTTCCCTAGGAGCTGTGTGCGGCTGTGTCTTGTCATCAACATGTGTCCATTATACAGCTTGGTGAAGTGGTTGTCAAGTGGTCAAGTTGATCTGCCGCTCCAGCTCTCTGCACCTCTCCTCCGCGGTGAGTAGCTGGGCCCTGAGGGTGAGCTTCTCGACAAGCACTTGGGAGATCTTCTCCGTGAGGCGAAGGTGTTCCCTCTTGAGGTAGGCATTCTCCTCTTTCAGGTTCCTCGCCATCCCCACAAGTCTATTTCGAGGAACCTGAA